ACCTGCGGTCAACGCAGACCATTGACCAATTGCTGATCCGAATTCATCGAAAGCGCCAGCGGTTGGCCAAGTCGTACCATCAGGGCTGACTTCGATATTCAACGCCGCTGCGGTCCAAGCTGAGGGCGCAATAAAGCCAAGCAACGCAGTCGAAGTCAGATCGATTGATCCGGAAACACTCGTACCATTAGCAATGGTGGCTGTCGCAAGTGCCCGCAGCGCAGCGCCGCTAACAGGAATCGGATTACTTGAAGAAATCGGGGCACCAGATTTCATCAGCGGGACAATGCCCTGTGCGACTGTGCCATCATCTAACAGAACTTGAGTACCCATGATTGATCCTTAAATTGGAAGTATCGCGCGACTTGTGCAACGACAATTGATTTCTTCCCCTGGCTGGATATGTTCCCCCGAAATTAAGCAACCTTCCGCAATTTTATACCTTTTCCCGTTCGCGGCCACATGGTCCGGCCGTGGATTCTTCCCCGCGTGGCTGTGCATCCAAACGGCTTCCGTAATTCCAAGCTCCATTTGCCGGGTACGGTTGACGACGGCGTTCGCCTTGTTCGACTGGTCCCGGGCGATCAATTCCGCCCGATGGCTGGCCGCGGGGTAAAGTTGCTTTAGGTCTTTGACCATGGTCGCCAGGTCACGGCCGGCGCTGTAGGAACGCATAACGACGCCCTCTACCTGTTGCAAGTATTTTTCCGGGATGGAGCGAATCAAGCCGACGTTTTCTTCAAGGCTGGCATTGAAGGCGTCGCGTATGGCCGGCGTCATCTTGAATTCAACCGTCCACCCGGCGTCCTTCAATGCCTGGCGCATGGCGCTGTCGCTGGTCTTGAACATGCCTTGCAAGTAGGCTTCGGCAATCTTGGGCGACCATTCTTCAAACTTACCAATCCAGCGCCGGGCCAGTTCGTCAAGGATGCGTTTCATTTTGGCCGACGGCGCCGCGTCTTGCGCCTGCTCAACCAGCGCCAGCATGCGGGGTGGGTCTTTGCGATAGGCGGCCGTAAGCCAGTATTCGACCGACCCGTGCATTTCGGCTATCAGCCGTTGCAGGGCCTTCCGGTATTTGGCTTCGACGCCGCGGTTCGCATGGACCGCCCGGGCGGTCTTAGGCGTCTTTTGCGACATACTCTTCGCCTACCTTCTTCGGAATGCCCAAGGTCGACTTGCCGTGCGCCGCGGCTTCCATGGCGTTATGCTGTGCTTCGCTCACGCTCTTGTCGCCAGCCGCCGCGGGTTCCGCTGGGTCAGTCTCGCCCGGCTGGGGCTCCGTGGGCGGGACCAGTTCGACGGTCGTGTCCAATCCCATATAGCCGCTGTTCGGGTCTTTCGCCAGGCGGTCCCGCACTTCGCTGGGGTCAATGATGCCGGCGGCCACATAGGCGCAATCCGTGGTGCCGTCCTTGGCCCGAATGTCCGCCTCTTCGCCTGGCGTCATTTGGAACAGGGGCACGAAGGCGACGCCAATGTCCGGGTCGATTTCCCCGAACAAGGAAAGCTGTACCGTCTTCAAAATCACTTCCAGCGGTTCGCGCCAAAAGGCTTCCTGTTGCGCCGCAATCCAATCGTAAAAAATCCGAATCTCTCCGTCGCTGGAAGCATTCAAACCGCTGGGGGAAATGCCGGTCAACACGATAGCCGGCATGCGCGACACGCTGCACATATGTTCCTGGCTTTGCGCTTGCAATTCATGCAGGCCGGAAAGCGGCGTGTTGATTTGTACCAATTCCTCCCGCTCTTTATCCAAGAGCATCAGGCCCTTATTGCTCCGCGTGGCCGTGAAGAGGTCCGCCCGATTCAGCAGGTCGACGCCGTCGTCATCCCCTTGCAAAATCTGATCCATGCTTGTGGCAAGCGCCGTCGTGCTGAAATTGTTAATCAGGTCCGCAACGCTTTGACGCGTGCGGAGCCAGTTGTCGACGTAGGGTTCCGCAAGCTGGGAAAGGCTCATGCCGGCGAAGTTGAAAGCCGGTTTCAGAATGTCCGGGAGCGGGCGCGTTACGACCGTCATCAAGCGGGACGCGTGGACCTCTTGGCCCAGCATAAACCACTTGGACGGCTTGTAAAAATCGGCCGCCGCTGGGTCCAAGGCGTTATAGCCGGCGGGCGTGGTCCAAATGGCTTCCACGGGGACCACGCGGGCAAGGCTTCCTTTCTTGACCGTGCGGGGGTCCAAGATAAGCGGGGTGCCACGGTCGGCGCCGTCAATCTCAAGGAAGATTTGCGCCCGCCCGAAGTAACAGTCGTTTTCCGCCGCACGCTGGAAGACGCCGCGGACGTTGAGCCGCTTAAATTCGTCTTCAATCATTTTGATTTTTTCGGCGGTATCCGTGTCGTCGTCTTGCTTGCTGGTGAATTCAATCCACTCCCGCGTCAACTCGGTCGAGAGGGTAGAAGCGAACGCCCGGAACTCCGCACGGGTCGCAAGCTGGGAAAGGTACGAAAAGCCAGGGAAGCCGCCGCCGGGGAACGCATCGGCCGCGAAGGCGTAGGGGTTCGCGTCCATTGCCAGCACGGGGGCTTCCACACCAGCCGGGACGACGCCGGGCGCCAGCTTGGGCGGCTTCACGGGGAAGTCGTAGGACTTGGCGGGCTTAGCTGATTCCCTGGCCTTGTTGGCGGCACGCTTCAACCCCTGGCCGCGTTTGGCTGGGGGCGTCGCTTTCTGATTGCGCCGGAGTGCTGGCGCTGGCTTTTTTGCTTCGGGCATGGTCGACGCTCCGGGTAAATTTTGACTCATTGTAACGCGCCGGGCATTATCTGCCCATTGCCTTGTTTATCGCCGCTTGGCTAATTTTCAGTTTGTTGAACAACGGATAGAGCCGGCGCAATGCTTGGGTAAGGGCGTCGACTTGGTCATCGTTGGCCGCCGCCGGGAATGCCGTCAACTCCGCGACCAAGTCTTTGACCCATGGGAACAAGTCAGGATGCGGAAGCCACACGTTCCCCGCTTCCCAATAGCTGGTAACGGCGTGCGCCCGGGCCAGCTTGGAGCCGTCGGGCTCAATCGGGATAATTCCGGGCACGCTGGCTTTGAGGGTGTCGATAACCGCGGGGCCGTTCGCCTTGTCTTCTATCAAAACTTCGCGGGTCTTCGGCCAGGCCGTCCGAAGGTCCACGACCTCCTTCACGGTCTTGGTAAAACTCATGCGGGCGCGGACCTGTGCCAGCAAGTAGGAATTGGCGCCAGCCTTGCCCCACACCTGGCCGACGACAAAATCCGTGCCGTCCGTGTCCTTAAACGTGCAATCCCAAGAGGCAATGACCTTGTCGAACTTGGCCGGCAAATCCTTGGGCAAGTAGTAGCGCACGCCCTCTTCCTTGAAGACGTTACCCCCAAGTGGCCGCGGGCATTGCTGGTACATGGCCGCCCACCAGTAGTCGGAAAACAGGCCCTTGACCTCTTGCAAGAATGCAAGGCTCTTGAGTTCGGGGACCAGCGGGCCAAGCGGCAAATTTGGGTTATAGCCGACTTCACCCTTGGCATTGATGGCCGGGAAGCGCAACACGGTAAGCCGCGGGTCGCCCTTGAAGTGAGAGCAAATACGGGCGGGCAAATCGTCTTCCGCCCAGCTTGTCGCCATGATGATTTGCCCGGAGTTCTCCGAAAGGCGGGTCGTGAAAACGGATTGATACCAGTTCCAATGCCCTTCCTTGGTCGTGGGGCTCAAGGCTTCTTTTTCGTTCTTGACCGGGTCGTCGATGATACCCACATCAACCGGGCGCCCCGTCAGGCCGGAACCGACGCCGACGCCGATGTAGCCGCCAGCACCGCCGGGCGCCGTAAATTCTCCGGTTCGGTTGACGTCATAGCGGCGCTTTTCGGCGGCCGTGGGGAACAAGCGGCGGTGTTCGTCCGACGCCAGGTTGCGCCGCACGTCTTGGGCCATGGCGCCGGCCAGGTCGTCGCCGTAGCTGGCCGCACCTATCCGCCAATCAGGGAACCGGCCCAGGATATAGGCCGGAAGTTTGCGGCTCACAATCTCCGACTTGCCGTGCTGGGGCGGGGCCTGCAATACCAGAATTGGCCGCCGGCCGGCTTGCATGTCAATGATGAACATGTCGAGCGCCGCGCACACGGCGGCACTAAAGCCACTTTGCTTATATTTTCGGTTCGTGAAGTTGATATAGGCGGCCAGGTTGCGCCGCGCTTCCCGCCGCCGTAGCAGTTCCGCCGCGGCTTCCTTCTTGCCGATCATTCGTCGGCCCCGTCCGCCTTGAGGATGGCGGCCAGTTGGTCGTCGCTCAAATCGTCCGCGGTAATGTGCGCCAGGGGAACAGGGCCGCCGCCGGGGCCGCTGATTTCCTTGCGGTCCACCAGCATGCCCAGGTAACGGGAGATATTCGCCAAGGCGGCATCTTGGTCGCGGGTGATGATTTGCAAGCCGTCCTTGGTCTTCTTGACGCCAGCATAAAGCCGCCGGGCGCTGCCCTTAAGTTTGCGAGTGTCCGCAATGTGCAATAGCTCTTGACCCAGGCCGCCACACTCCGGGCAATCCGGGTGCGGCTCCGCGTTCAAGTCAAAGCCAAAGCCGCCCATGCCGTCGGGGGCGGGCTTCCCTGAATCCACAGCCTTGTCGACGGCGGCGGTGTACTCCGCTTCGGTCCATTGGTATTGATGCCCGAAGCCATGGCAATGCCTACAGCACACGCGGCGAAGCTGGGTAATTTCATTGGCGTCGGCGGTTGCGATTTGCTTCCATTGCCGAAGAACCCAGGCGGCGTCGATTTCCGCGACGTCCGCTAGTTGCTGTTTGCGTTCTTCGATTGCTTCCGCAATTTCGGGATTTTTCAGGAGGTCATGGCCCTGGCTTCCCGCCGTTTTTTCAGAATAGCCGGCCCTAATCCCCGCTTGCGTCGCGTTGAAGTCTTTGCAGTATTCCTGCACAAATCGTTGTTGGCGGTCATTTAGGCTCATAGTCCCCCGATGATAGCCCCAGGCGGCCACAATTGGCAACCACAACGGGGCGTCGACCGGGGAGCGTGCCCCCTTACCCTGTTAAATTTTACGGTGTATTTACGGGGTGGGTAACGTAACCCCTTGTTTTATATACTCTATTACTCTAAATACCCCTATACCCTGTAAATAGGTTAAATCGGTACGCTGTACGCTCATATATAGATTATAGATATCTATGTCTAAATAACGGTACACTGTCCACCGGACTTGAAAGGGTCGGGGAGGTATGGGTCGGGGTGCCATTTATCTATAAAAACGCTTGATTTTTTGCGCCAAATATAGATAATTAAGATTTTAGGAGGTAAAATCATGGAACGGAAAGAAGCGGCGGCGGCAGGTCTTAAAAAGTACAACACGGGTCGACCTTGCAAGCATGGGCACATTGCCGACCGTTACGTTGATTCCGGCGCCTGTTCAGCGTGCCTAAAGAACATGGTCGCCGTAAATTACGCCAATTCCGCGGAGCAACGGGAGTTGATAGCGTCGCGCACCAAGCAAATTTTTCTATTTACGAAGCTGTCAGGGCTTCCCGCAATTAAGATGCTGGTCGACTCCATGGTCGCCGCACGATTGCCCAGCGTGGCCCCGGACGCGGCAAACCCGACGCCCTACTG